AAGAAATGCCAGGTATTACTAATGAAGGTGATACAGTAAAAGGTTGGTTGACAGAAAGTGATGTTGATGCTATTATAAGTAAAATGTATTTTTTAACAGGCACAACACCGAGGCAAGTATGAAAAAGTCAAAGTTTGAACGTTACCTAAGACCTACCGTCTTTTCGCCCAAGGGCCATTGGATGGTAGGCACTATCTGGCCTATGCAAGGTAGTAAAGATAATGTTTATAATGTAGAACTACATGACAAAGGTTTTAACTGCGATTGTCCTGGATTTACATTTAGAGGTGCTTGCAAGCATTCACAAGCAGTATTAAAGAAAGTTGAAAGGGCAATGGCATGAGAACACAACCAGACGCAATTATTCGTCAACTTGAAATCCACAATAGTCGCTTAGACAAAGAAGGCATTATTCGAGCGGCATACGACGAAGGATTGCCAGAGTTTTTTGAAGGTCTTACAATGGCCCTAGATCCACTTGTAACATTTGGAGTAAAGCAGGTGCCTGAGCGTTCAGATGTGTTGAGTGGACAAGGATTGTCTTGGGAAGTGTTTAAAGAACTTGCCGAAAAATTACAACAGCGTGAGCTAACTGGACATGCGGCACGTGATGCTATTGAACTAGCAATGGGTGTTGCTACTACAGAACAGTGGAATGATTGGTACCGTCGTATCCTTATCAAGGACTTACGTTGCGGTGTTAGTGAAAAGACTGTAAACAAAGTAGTACCTGGAACTGTACCTGTGTTTACTTGTGCTCTTGCTCATGATAGTGCCAAGCACGAAAAGAAAATGGTAGGTCCTAAGCAGATTGAAATTAAACTAGACGGTGTTCGAGTACTTACAGTTATTAAAGGTGACAAAGTAGAAATGTTTAGTCGTAATGGTAAACAATTTCACAACTTTGATCACATCATTAACGAAATCAAAGAGGTGCTAAAAGAACATCCTGTACCTTATCCGCTTGTTTTAGACGGAGAAGTAATGAGTGCTAACTTTCAAGATCTTATGAAGCAGGTGCACCGTAAGGACAACGTAAAAGCGAATGATGCTGTGCTACACTTGTTTGATACTATTCCATTAGGTTGTTTCTTAAAAGGCGAGTGGGATAAACCACAGAGTTTTAGAAGCCTTATTACTAGCCATTGGGTACGTGATCATCAAAGCGTTTTAAAGCACGTACAGGCACTTGAATGGGAAGATGTAGACTTAGACACTCCTGAAGGACAACAACGCTTTGTAGAGCTTAATAAAGCGGCTGTAGACGGTGGATATGAAGGAGTTATGATCAAAGATCCTGATGCACCGTATGAATGTAAGCGTACTCATGCTTGGCTCAAAGCAAAGCCATTTATTGAAGTAACATTGGAGGTAAAGGAGATTGAAGAAGGTACTGGCCGCAACGAAGGACGCCTTGGAGCGTTTGTCTGCGAGGGAATCGACGACGGAAGACATATTCACGTTAATGTTGGCAGCGGCTTCACTGATGCTAATCGTGACGATTTTTGGAACAGCCGTAATGATATTATCGGCAATTTAGTAGAGGTACGAGCAGATGCTATTACGCAAAATCAAGACGGTACTTATTCGCTTCGTTTCCCAAGGTTCAAAACCTTCCGCGGATTTGAAGTCGGCGAAAAAATCTAAACCAAACATTTGTGTATGGGATTTAGAACGTGAAGGCTAAGTATGTCTTACACGAGTTTACAATGGGCGATGTGGATGATGTAGAAATCTATGTAGCAGAGCCTATTTATAACTGGCAGCAGACACCCGAAGGCAAATGGGCAATGGAAAAAGCAGAAGATGTATACTGGACTTCTACTCCAAACCCTCACACCTATGGACACCGCATTAAGATTATTGGCACACTCAAAGATAAGTATGCTACATTCTACGAATTAAAGAAAGCACGATGAATCGTATAAATCAAATGCTTACTCGGCTGGCTATTAGTTCGGGCGGATTTGAATCAAGTCGAAGAGTGCCAATGGCCGCTGGCATTACCTATAAGAAACATCTCATTTCTACAGGTGTTAATCGAAGAAAAACTCACCCAATGATGTTAGGTGAAGGATACCGCACAGATCAACTGTTTATGCATGCCGAAGTAGACGCTATACGCAACGCTCTACGCTTGATTACACCCGAGCAACTCAAACAGTGCGACTTACACATAGTACGTGTTAAACGACCGCATATTGCGTCTAACAGGTGGGTATACGGTCTTGCTAAACCTTGTGCAGGCTGTTCTAATATAATCAAGAGCTATGGCATTAAAAGAGTTTTTTGGTCTGAAGATGAGTCAAAAATACTTGACTTTGTAGCATAGTGGCTATATAGTAATAAAATAATTGAAATTGCAAGGACAATACAATGGCACTTCCAAAAACAAAACGTAAAGCACCTAGAGCTGCTCCTCGTATCAAACGAGGTGGTAAAATCGAAGCACCGGGTTGGGACGGCTGGGAAGAATGGACTGGTCAGCAGATTCATCGTCACAGACAACACACCCGTCAGTTCTATTACGAAGAATTTAAACCCGCAGATCTTTATCCCGCAGTTTTTGAATGGATGGAAAAGAGTGGCGAGTATACTAAAGAACAAATTAAACATGCAAAAGCAATGCCTAACACTTTTATTAGTGTTACAAGTGCTATTGTTGCAAAGCAGTTTCTAAATGGAATGCCGGGGTATGTAAAAGCTGAAGATGAATATTGGCAAAGTCTTCCAGGAACAATAGGCGAAGCAAAAGATCCAAAGATATTTTTACAAAAAAGAATTGAACATTATATCGAAGAAGGCTCAAAGGTTGTTGTTGAAAAGAAAGAAGAAGCCAAAAACGAAGCTAAGAAGCATGTTCCTACGATTCAAGAACGTATTCGCGATCAAGCATACGAAATGGCAGAACCAATTGATGAATGGTTAGAAGTTTGGATTAGCGATAAAGATAACTTTGATCCTAAAGGATTTGACTTTAAAAAACATTTTAAAAAGATACAACCTAGCCAAGCACATGCTCGTAAAATGCGATCTTTTTGGGAGTCTGAACTTGAAGACTTTAACGAACTAGAACGATTCCCTACTGCTGGCCAACTTAAGAAGATGAGCGAGTTTGAAGCAGATCAATGGGCACAACTTAAAGAAGGTTATAGTCATCTTAAAAAATCAGACATTGCAAAGTATCGCAAAGCAATTGAGACTGTAAATGCAGAGCTTGACTTTATTATTGAACAAGCAAAAGCAACACGTAAACCACGTAAGCCTAAGCAACGTTCAGCAAGTAAGATTGTTGAAAAGCTCAAGTTTAACAAAGCAGATGACAAGTATTCACTTGCATCAATTGATCCTACACTTATTGTAGGTGCAAACGAGCTTTGGGTGTTTAATGTTAAAACACGTAAACTAGGTAAGTATGTTGCATCTAATGTAGACCCTAAAGGACTAATGCGCGATGGTACAGGTCTTAGTGTAAAAGGTACAACTATTATCGGATTTGATGAAAAGAGCAGTGTACAAAAAACTTTGCGTAAGCCAGAAGAACAACTAAAAGAGTTCAAAGCTGCAGGCAAAGTTGCACTACGCAAGTTCTTAGAAGAAATCAATACTACAGATACCAAACTAAATGGTCGCTGTAATCCTGATACAGTGCTTCTAAAGGTATCTTGATAAATAGTTATATGAAGAACAAATCAGTTGACCCAATAACTCTAAAACATTCGCAAGAAGGTTTGATTCAGTTAGCAGAATTGCTAGGAACACTAGCAACAGTGCCAAGTGATGTAAAGCCTAATGTGGACGATATTCCTCAGGGTGGAATAAGCGGAAATAAAATTAATGGCGGAACTATTAGTAATTTTAGTTCTGTTGGTATTAAAGACAGTGCTACTAAGTTATCTGTACTAATAGACGACGATGGTATTAGTACAGATAAAATAGATGTTGACGAAGTAGTAGGCGATACTACAGTATCCGGAAACTTAGATGTAGACGGTGATCTTACTGTCCGCAAAATATATGCAGATGAAATTGCAGGCGACCTAAGAAATAGTTCTTCAAAATCCTTAGAGTTTAGTGCTACAGACGGAACAGTATACAACAAAGGTTTGTTGTGGCAAGGCGATGGCACATCAAAACAACTAGTATTAAAGAATAATCCAGTCAGACTGTGGTCTAGTATTAGTATTGATATGGCTAGAGATGCTGCTTATTATATTGGTAGTGAGCCGGTAATATCATCATCAGGATTAGGAAATAGCGTTAGATCAAGCAAACTAAGATCTGTAGGTACACTTGAGTCTTTAGATGTTGCTGGACATGTTTCGTTTGGCGATGGTTTTAGATATAATACTGATACTGATAGACTAGGTATTGGTACTGAGCAACCAAATGGTAACTTCGCAGTGCAAGGCTGGGGAAGTGAGTTTGTAGTTGATGTAGACGACACTGACATTCGTATTGGTGCATTTAGTAATTCAGGTGTTCATTTAATTACAGATGATACTCCTAGAATTAGTATTAGTAAATCAGGCAAGGTTGAATTCGGTATTAGAGGTGCTAATTCAGCAGATGTAAATATACACGGCAAACTTGGTATTGGAGTAACATCAGTTAATGATGTATCTCTAGAAACTAACGGTTCTGTTAGATTTGAAGGTAAAAAGTTTGCAGTATCTAATACAGAACCTGTAGACGGAAATTGGAACAAAGGCGACATTGTTTGGAATTCAGATCCAAGACCTACATCATATGTAGGATGGGTATGCGTTAAAAGCGGAACTCCAGGCGAATGGAAAACTTTTGGTTCTATATCAGTTTAAAACTAAACATAATCCTAACAATAATCACTATAAATATTTGTGCTAGAACACTAAGTTTCTAGAAAGGGAAATCTATGTATAAAAAAACAGAAAAAGAGGCACAATACTGGCGTTATGCGGCGTGGACACTACCATTTGTCGCACTAGCCATCCTTATAGGCGAAAAACTACTAGGCTTTGATACAGCACCTACATCAATCGTAATCGCTGTTACATTTGTCGCAACCACTGTATTCTGGTGGTGGTGGGCGATAAGTAAAATAGTATATATGATAAAATGTTCTCACAGAGTAGAGAGTAATTTTGAAGCAATAAAAAATGAACTAAGCGAGATAAAAAAAGATGTGGGCAATAGGCAACGGAGAGAGCCGGACTCCGATCAAGATTGATCTTCTCGAAGGTCCAAAAGTAGGGTGTAATGCCCTATGGAGAGATTACTACACTGATTATCTAGTATGTGTTGATAAACGTATGATGTCAGAATGTTTGCGAGCAAACGTAAATGGCAAAGGCACATTACTATATACAAGATCTGATTGGTATGATAGATTTATAGCAGAACGTGTTCGTCCAGTTCCGCCATTGCCTTATAAAGGTGACGAAAGAGCAGACGAACCCTTTCATTGGGGTAGCGGACCGTATGCTATACTTATTGCTGCAATGTATGCAAAAGAAGGATTTGTCAATCTAATAGGTTTTGACCTATACAGTAAAGACAAACTTGTTAATAACATCTATAAAAACACACCTAACTATTCGATATCTAATAAAAGAGCAGTAGATCCAAGATATTGGATACATCAAACAGGTATGATTTTTAACTGTTTTCCTAAAATTCAGTTTGTTATATATCAAACCGACAATTGGGAAATGCCAACAGCCTGGAATTATCCTAATGTAAAGGTTGACAATATAAGTAATATCATATATAATAAAGACTAACTAATAGGACTTGGCGTCAACCCTTCTAATTCTGCCGCCACATATTTATAGGAGAAAAATATATGGCATATTACAGCACAAAACATTACGGACACAACATTGGTTTATCAGCAGTATTCCGTCAACCTAATGCAGAGCATTCACACTGTCATTTGCTACACGGTTACAGTCTAGCATTTACATTTACATTTGGTTGTGATCATTTAGATAACAAGAACTGGGCAGTAGACTTTGGTGGACTAAAACCGCTTAAAGCATGGCTAGAAGATCACTTTGATCACAAAGTAGCAGTAGATGCAAACGATCCAGAAATGGAAACTATGATAATGCTAGAAAATTTAGGACTAGCGGAAATTAGAGTTTTTGATGGTGTTGGTGCAGAGAAGTTTGCAGAACACGCATTCAACTTTGCAGACAAACTTGTACGTGAACAAACAGACAATCGCTGTTATTGTGTACGAGTAGAATGTGCAGAGCACGGAGCAAATTCAGCAATCTACGAGGCATAAATGCAAGACCGCTGGTTCGTATGCTTAAAGCACGGGACTAAGTATGATGCAGAGTATGTGAATACTCTGCATTCTATGTTCAAACGAAATGCACCTAGTGATGTTCGTTTTGCTTGTTACACCGATAACAGAAATAATATTAATAAAGATATTGAAACTTTTGATTTACCATTTGTTGGCAATGTAACAGGTTGGTGGTACAAGCCTTTATTTTTTAAACCTGATTTACCTACTCAAGGTACAATATTATATTCAGACCTAGACGTCATAATCTTTAATGACATTGGCAAATTTTATGATGTATATCCTAACAAGTTTTGTATACTTAGAGACTTTACAAGAAAAATGCGCCCCGATTGGCCTAAGTTTAACAGCAGCATTTTTAGATTAGAAGTCGGCAGTCATTCTTACGTTTATGAAAATTTTATTAAAGATCCTCGCAAGCACATAAGATTACATCACGGCGATCAAGATTATATCTACGAACAAGTTATAAAAGGTAATCATTTATATCAATTGTATCCTGACAGTTGGGCACAAAGTTATAAGTGGGAAATGCGCAACATGGCAAAGATAACTAGAATAGACGGAGTTCGAACATTTGCTGAAAAAGGACATCCGTACATTAAGAAAGATACAAGCATAGCAGTATTTCACGGACAACCTAATCCTCGAGAATGTAACGATGATTGGGTGATTGACAATTGGAAATAAAGGTGTTATAATGGATTTGAAATTTACAACTTGCGGAGACTATATGTCGCAGACACAAAAACGTATCGGTTTTGCATGTAAGTACATGCATCCTGATCAAACACAAAAGAAAAAGTTACTAGAGGAAATACAACGTCCGCTAAATACTCGTAGCACAACAGTACAGTGGCTCAACAGACAGACACGTGATGTTGCTGAAGAACGCTTGTGGGACATTATGGTCCATAACATTGCGTCATACAAAAGGTTGATTGAGTATGTTGGAAGTCTCCCCCCTCAACTTAGAATGGTCAGATTGGGTAGTGATGTACTTCCTGTTTATACCGAGCCTACTTGGTGTTATTTTTGGCGTAAGCCAGATGTTATTGAATATTGCGACAAAGAATTTGCAAAAGTTGGAGAAACAGCAAGAGCACTCGATGTCCGACTATCAATGCATCCGGGACAATTTACTGTACTTGCCTCAGATAATCCGGAAATTGTTGAGAGGAGCATAGAAGAATTTGAATATCACACCGATGTCATCCGCTGGATGGGTTATGGACGCAAGTTCCAAGACTTCAAGTGCAACGTACACATCTCAGGCCGCAAAGGTCCAGCCGGTATCAAAGACGCACTTAAACGCCTCTCGCCGGAGGCAAGAAACTGTATTACAATCGAAAACGACGAAAACAAATGGGGACTCGAACACAGCCTTGAGCTTGCAGACGATCTCGCTTTGGTGCTAGACATACACCATCATTGGTGTAGGGAAGGAGAATATATTGAACCTAATGATGAACGCTTTGAACGTGTTATCGATAGTTGGCGCGGTGTGCGCCCTGTCATTCATTACAGTGTTAGCCGTGAAGATGTACTCACAGGTTTTAATTCAAATATACGACCAGACATGGGTGCATTACTTGAACAAGGATACAAAAAAGCTAAACTAAGAGCACATTCTGATTATATGTGGAATGATGCTGTAAATGATTGGGCATTAGAATTTTTAGACTATGCAGACATCATGGTCGAGTCTAAATGCAAGAATCTTGCAAGCATTGACTTATATAAATACAAAGACGCAAAGGAAGATTATGAACTATTTGAATCAAATGTACGGGCGCAAAAAGCCTACGGACCAGACCCAATCATCATCTGATAAAAATCCAAATCGTGTTACTGGAGGGCTTCGTGCTCAAGGCGTAGATACTATTACTATGTTAGGAGAAGATGGTTCAAGCCAAGAACTTCCTACACTTCAATATGTGCGATCACTGGAAGAACAGTCAAAAAAACAGCGAGCGGCTATAAACGTTTTAGAACGCAAGCTCGCTCGCCAAGAAACTGCAATTAGTCAATTACAGTCTGCTATTTCGCGCTCTTAAGTCTAGCTAAAATTTCATCCTTCTTAAGACTTGCATTGGCAGGAATGCCTCTATGCTTTGCTTCTTTAAGAAGTTGAGTTTTAGTTAACTTATTGAAATCGCAACCTTTGCCTGAGCCTTTTTTCTTGGTAGACTTAGCAGAGGATTTTGTAGTTTTAGGCTTAGATACCTTTTTCTCTACAGCTGGTGCAGGCTCTGCTGCTGGCACAACTGGATCTGAAGGTCCGATACCTAAAAGTTTCTTTAACCAATTTATCATAATTTTCCTCCTATAGGAACAATTATTTACTAAATAAAATACAACAGGAGATTAAAAATGGTTAAAAAATTTATTGTTGATAGACTAGGTGAACGTACTACATTAGACGGTGCTGTATTAATTGGTGCTGGTATTGCGTTCTTAATCTTTAAACCAATTGCAAGTCTCGTAGCATATGGCGCTATTGCATATGGTGCGTGGACTATGTTCAAAAAAGAAAAATAATCACAACTTACTAATAGGGAGATCAGAACTCGCAGGCAGGTTCCATACTTGTTTTCGTTCTACTCCCTTTTTCTGAGCAAACTTCTTACTATCGCAGTTATTACACACGTGAAAGTAATTGTTGTTTAGACGTTTTGGATCCATTTTTCCACGTTCTCTTTCAAATTCAGTATCACAATTATCACATCTTAGTATTACTATTCTTTTGTCTCTATAGTAATTGTGCATATGACCGTTTTTACTACGTCTTTGATGCCGCTCTCTAATTGAAATTTCTTTTATAAACATAACTATATTTACATTAAGATTATAAAACAGATCGATAAATACATTAAATTAGGAGACCATATTGTTCGTAGTTACCCTTACTGAAGCTGCAAAAAGCAAAATAATTGAACTTTGTAATGCAAAACCTGATAGTTTTGGTGTGCATTTAGGCTTAAAAGGCGGAGGTTGTGCAGGGTTTGAATACGAATGGGATATGATCGATAAAGACAAAGTAGGTGTTAATGATGAAATTATTGACTGTGGTCAAGGTAATTTAGTTATTGATTCTATGAGTTTAATGTACTTATTTGGTAGTGAAATTGATTACACTACAGACGTGTTTGCACAACAGTTTGTTGTAAACAATCCTAATGCACAAAGTGCATGTGGCTGTGGAGTGAGTGTTAATTTCAACAATCAGTCATTAGAAGACAACATACAAATTTTGGAGCTCAAATAAAATGGCAAGACAAGAAGTAGATATCGGCGTTGAAGGTAATGACGGAACCGGTGATAGCGTCCGCGAGTCGTTTCGTAAGGTAAACGAAAACTTCAGAGAAATATATGCAGTTGTAGGTAAAGGTGGCCAAATTAGTTTTACTAGTTTGTCTGATACACCAGACAGCTTAGACGAGTTTGAAGGCGGCGGAGTAAAAGCATTTATACCCGTAGTAAAACAAGACGCTACAGGAATTAGAATATCTGAACTAGCATCGGACAGCGCCTTTGGAGAGGGTGCTGTAGACACTATTCAATTTGATGTATCTGTTGATGGTAAACTTATTCTTAGTATTGCTAATGTTAGATTGATTACTGATCCAGCACCAACACTAGGTGGTCCTTTAAATGCTGCTGGACAAGTTATTGCTAATGTTGATACTGCAAATATTTCTGCGTTTAACAACGTACACGGTACTGCTCTTTCAGTTGATGATATTGTAATTGATAAAAAGTTTGCTGATAAATCATATATTCCACGCCAATTGCCAGGCGAAACAATTAATGTTCCAGAAGAACCTGCAGATCAAGTAGACTACGAATTTAGTTTTAGTGTTTTAACAGGTGATAATAGAGCTAATGTCACAGCACACGGACTAACTAGAGGTTCTGACGGCGCTCCATATATTTTTAAAACAACAGGTGCTGGCCTAAATTGGTCAAGAACTGTTTTTGACGAAGCTGAACAACAATTTGTTTCTCAGAGTTCTTTAGATACAGACGAAGATGGAAATTTAATTTATAACAAAGTTCAAAACGGTGACACAGTGTACATTGGTGTTATTGATGTAAACAATATCGGACTTTGGTTTAATGCTGCCGAGGCATTGGATTCAGATGTAGCAAATAGAGAAAGATTACGTCTTAAATTATCACTTATCGATTCTCAAGAATTAAAATTACAAGATGCAAACTATGATGAAACTCTTGAAGGGTTCTTCTTACGTAAGCAAGTAATGCCAAGAGAAAGTATTGTTAGACGACAAGGTGATAAAATGGAAGGTGCTCTTATCTTGCATGATCACCCGGGTGATTTAGCAGGCGCAGGATCTCCTAATGGCGACGATGACTTACAAGCAGTTTCAAAATTATATGTTGATAGTCAATCACAAGAATCAAGTGCTAATATTTTTGTTAGTACAGTAGGTGACGATGATCAGTTGATTGCACCTCCAGGTAAAGAAGGTGCATCATTAGCATACGCATATAGAACAGTAGGTGCAGCAGCAAGAAAAGCAGAAGCAATACAAATTGCATCGTCATATGAGCCAGGTCCTTACATGCAGGATATTATTAGTTCAAGAACTATTGATCCTAATTCTCCTCCAGTAATTGAAAAATCGAGAGTACAAACCGGCGGCATTAGTGTTGGCGGTAATGTTAACAGACAAAATACAAAAACTATTATTGATGCTAACATAGACTTTATTATTGCAGAAGTTATTGCATGGGCACAAACACAAATAACAAACAAAGTTACAACTAATCTTGCTGATATTGTTGTAAACTGGACAGGGCGTGTATTTGATGTAAAATTAGCTGAAGATGAACTCCTTAAAGCAATTAATGCATCAACACTTGATTACCTAAGTGGTAACTCAGTTAACTTCTTATCAAATAGAGCAGCAATTGAATACTATCAAGACGAATATGGAAGGTCACAAGCTGGCTTAATTAAAGAAGTCTTTGCTACATTACTTGAAAGAACAAGATCAATAGTTGGTAGTATAATTATTCAATCACAAGTTGATCCTGTTTATCAAAGTATATACGACCAGCAGTACATAAGTTTTGGTGCAGACGTTCCAGATCTAGACGATCTAGCATTTGTTGCTGGTGATTCTGGCACACTTCAATTACAGCGTAACATTATTAAAAATGGAGTCTTTAGTGCAAGTGATGTTCCTACTACAGGTACACGTTTTGTTATGTTCTTCTCAAATACTGTAAACGGTGTAAGTGAATCAGGCTTTGTTGATCAAGGTAATCCGCAAAACAGAGATTTAAGAGTTGGTAAAATTATTAGAGGTAAGACATCCGGAGCACTAGGTAGAATTATTTCTTATTACACAGGTGCTGATGCTGTTAATAATCCAGGTTCCGATGATGACAGAGTCGAATTGGAACTACTAAAACCAATTGAGTTTATTGTTGGAGAAAATTTAGAGTATGGTAATATTGTAAATGAAAGAAATATTACCATAAAGATAGAAACAGGTACATACTACGAAGACTATCCGATTAAAGTTCCACCAAATGTATCATTAGTTGGTGACGAATTTAGACGTGTTATCATAAGACCACGTCGTAGAACGTCTCAGTCGCCCTGGGCTTCTATATACTTCTATAGAGATCAAGAATTTGATGGCTTAACTGGTAATCCAAATACTAGTGTTACTGGTATAGCTGATACAAACTTACCAACATCAGGCGAGGCATACACAAATCCTTTAACAGGTGAAGTTGATGGTTACTTTGGTCGACACTATCTAGTTAAACCAGGTGCCCCTAAAAACGTTGACAGATTAGGTACTCTTGCTTTTGATAATCCAGGTAGCTATGTAAATGCAGCAACTCTAATTGAAAAGAACAGAGAGTTTATTCAAGAAGAAATTATTGCGTTTATTGAGTATAGAATTGCTGCAAACTTTGGAGGCTTTATAAATGTATTCAATCCTAGTTTTAATGATCAAGCAAAAGATAGATATAGAAATTATGTCGGTGCTTGGGTAGACGCTATTACAAAAGACTTGCGAGAAGGCGAAAATTTAAATGTATTAGAAGCTCAGGCTAATATCTTCTTTGAGTTACAAGAATATCCAGATGAAGATCAGGTACTTGCTGGTTCTTTGATTAATATGTTGCAAATGATGCAAGATATGGTTAACAACCTAGTTTGGGTAGATAATTTTGTTCAGCCGTACAGAGGAGCAGGACATCCTGTTCAATACATCAACACAAATCTTGTTGTTGAGGACGGTATTGATGCAGACTCAGAAATACTAGACAAACAAGTATCTTTACTTGACTTTGCTATTGAGCCAGCAGTTACTACTGACGAAACAAACTATAACTGTGCAAAATTGTCAACAGACTTAGACGTGTTCTTAATGAATGATGCAACAATTTTGCGTAATATGACAGTTCAAGGTCACGGTGGATTTATGTGTGTGCTTGATCCGGAAGGACAAATACTTACTAAATCTCCATATATTCAAACAGGTTCAAGTTTCTCTCAGACTTTAAACAGACAAGCATTTAGAGGTGGTATGTTAGTTGATGCTTTCTGTGCTAACACTCCGATGAAAGTTACAAGTAAAACTAATAACTTTAGATTAAGAGTTGAGGCAGAAAAGAATTCGGGCTTGTATATTAGAAAACCACAAACACCTGCACCGTTTTATATTGACGGTATTAGATATCAGGTTAATGATATTATTGAATATGACAGAGGTGGTATTAACGGTCCTGCTACTGCAACGCTTGTACTTGATGCACGTTCAGGTAAGATTAATCCAGATAATGTAACAGAGTTTTTAGGATTTGAGCCAGACCCAACCAACATTGTATTGTATCCAGACGGATACGATATTACACTACAAACTGCTGGTAACCGATCACAGTTAGGTAACGACTTTACACAAGTTAACGACTTAGGTTACGGTCTTGTTACTATCAACGGCGGCTTGTCTGAAATGGTATCTATGTTTACATACTACTGTCATACAGCGTACTATGCAGGTAACGGTGGACAAATACGTTCTGTAGCAGGTTCAAACGCTAACGGTGTTTATGGACTAGTATCAGAAGGTAGTGATCCAAACGAAGTACCAGATGATGTTGTTTCAACAAATGACATGGTGCAAGGTGCTGTTACATTTAGTGCGCAGGTTGTACTCACATTAACAACAGAACAAACAGTTGCAGTTGATGATATAATTACCTGCTCAAATAACACAGGTAGTGGTACAGTAATATTCCCTACAGTAGGAAATCAGATATTCCTAAAAGATGTTACAGGAACATATGCTGTTGGTGAAGAAATTATTATCAATGGTACACCGGCAGCTGGTGTAGATATTACTATACTCGACACAACTTCATATGAGAATAAAGAAGAATCACTAGCAATACACTTGTATGAAATAGAACATATTCCAACTAACAAAGGTGAAATTGAATATTATCACTTTGATGGTGCAACACCTTTAGATAGAATTGCAAGGTATGAACTAGCAAATATCGAAGTTGTAGACGAAATTACTGTTGATGGATATAGAATTGACTGTGCTGACTTAGGTATATCAGGTGCGCCTACAGCAATTGGCGAATATGATCCAGCTAACAGAACAGTAGACGAAACAGACCCAGTAACAGCAGTTACAGAAGCACAAATTATTATTACAAAAGTAAGAGCAGAAGGTGGAAAATATAATGTAGCTATATTCAATAATGAAAAAGGTGAACATTATAAAGTTGGCGACACATTTACAATTAAAGGCAGCAAACTAGGCGGCACTGACGGTGCTGCACCAAATCACGATGCTACAGTAACAGTTACTAGAATTAATCAAAGTAGAGAAAATTTTGACTTAGGCATTAATACTGGTTCTATTAGAAGTTTAAGTATTTCTGGTGATATTAATATAATTCCAGGCTATACTCCTTTACGTAATGGTCAAGTGTATAAGGCAAACTTTAGTACTTCAAATGATACTTTTGATAATGACGGTCTACTAGCCGATATTCCAACCGGACAGTATCTAACAATTAGACAAAACAATACACATACGTTCTCTGAAATTGAAAGTACAGGCGATCTAACTATTAGACCAAGTACAGCAATTAATTTCCAAGAAGACTTTGCATACACATATAGATCAATTAGTTTTGGTTCTAATGATTCTGCAGGCGGCGAGTTAGATATTGATCAGTCATTGGTTGGTTTTGATTCAGGCTATGACTATATTAGATTAAATGTTGCTAGAGAAAGAATTGATCTTACACCTGCAGACTTTGACGGAGCTCAAATATCAACTCCAATTAATGGAACTACACTTGGTAACACAACAGGTGATGTAAGCATAGCAATTAATAAACTAACTGAAATTAGAGACATCTGGAGAATTAATAACAACTTCTTAACAGATGCAAACTACAGACCATCAGGGTTAACTGACGGTAGTAGAAATTATGATTTTACTGGTGAGCTTCCTAAAGTTATTGTATGGAATGGTAAGAAACATTATGTATATAACTATAGAGAATTTGTTTTTAATGATACAACTAACTTATATAATGATCAAAGAAAAGTATATAACGAAAATCATTTATTTGCAGTAGTTGATCTTAAAGAAATTGAAGAAGTTAAATTAACGTTTGACTTAGTTGATGTTAACGGCGAAGATGTTGCTCTAAGAACAACATTTCCAAGAATAGTATCTTATCTAGGTGGGATTTCAGAAGCAAGAATTAGACAGGTAGGAAATCAAACTGCTTGGGGTGTTGTTAAAATTGCAGGCAATAGAGCAGACGAAATCAAATTATACGAGTGGAGTGGTGTAAACTTTAACACAACTGGTGCTTTAGAAGTTTGGGAAGGTGATCCAGCAGATCCAGATCCAGCTACTGGTTCATGGACTGCAATGGTAGATCAAAATGGTGATCCTGTAATTCCATCAGCACAAATTATTAGAGAGTCAAATATTACAAACCAGGCAACTGGTATTGTTAGACCACTCACACAAGGCTTTTCAGGAACCATTACACTACGTGCGGGCTTGCAAGATGGTTCACCTGCTACAATTACAATTGATATTTCAACTTGTCGTGCAACAGGCCACGACTTCCTTGATATTGGTACAGGATCGTTTAACCAAAGTAACTATCCGAATGTTATTTTAGGTTTCCCTTCCGCACAACCATTACAAGAAAATGAAATACAAGAACGTAACAAAGGTCGTGTGTTCTATGTAAGTACTGACCAAGATGGTTTCTTCCGAGTTGGAAGATTCTTTACAGTTGACCAAGGTACAGGTACAGTTACATTTGCGGCAAGTATTGCACTTTCAGATGTTGACGGTATTGGATTTAAACGTGGTGTTGTTGTTACTGAATTCTCAACAGACAGTGCAATGAGCGATAATGCTGACGATACTGTTCCAACAGAATCAGCAGTACGTGGTTATGTAAGTAGACGTTTAGGTTACGACCAAGCTGGTAATTCTGTTCCAAATCCGTTAGGTCCATCAGTGATTACACAGAATGGTGCTGTTCCGATGTTAGGCAACTTGAAAATGAATGGTAACACCATTGAAAACATTGCTCCAGTTGACATTAATAGTACACCAGGAACAACAGCAGTAAACAGAGACTATGTTGATCTACAAACTCAAGAATATGCAGCAGCAACTAGTCTAAGAGATGTTGAAAACGAAGGCGCCACAACAAACGAGTTCTTAGGATTTACCAATACTAAAACCATTTACATCTCATCAGAAACAAGTGAGCTAGGTGTAAATGCAACATTTGGAATTGGAAAATATTTAACTGACGTTACAGGATCTCAAAACTTTGGTAAAATTGTAGGCAACTACTCTAAGTTAGATATTTCGATAGGTAATGTTATTGTTGTAAGTTTTGAAGCAGGACCAGATTCATACGATCTAGTTACACCAGACGAAAATCCAACACCGATCTATGACGGCGACGGAACATTTGATGTTGACGGAAATCTAACTGGCATCACTACAAGTGGCACACGTAATGGTTTAGTAATTACAGGGCCGTTTGCTGAAATGATTAATATTTCAGAAGAACCATTTGTTGATGATGGCCAAGGCGGTACACAACCTGTAAGTGACATATCTTTAACTACACGTAGATTAGAAAACGACGATCAAGCAGGTACTCCAACTATATTGGATACACCTACAGCATACTTTGACATGCAGATCAATCCAGAAGTTATTGTAAATGCTGATGTTAATACAGCAGCTGATATTGAACAGTCTAAATTATATCTACAAGAAGCAGATAACTTTGTAACAGTTCAAACAGATATTCCAACTGAAAGCATTGCAGACATTGTACAAGGATATACATATCAAATTGTTAGTCTAGGTGATACAACACAAACACAATGGAATAATGCAGCAGGAACTACTGGAGATACATATGTTGCTAACCAAACATTTGTAGCAGTATTAACAGGTGTAGGTGCTACTACAACCGGTACTGTAAAACGTGTAATAAGTAATTCTACATTACCAAAGGGTACAGTTACAAGACAAAACAACCAAGCAGAGCTAGGTTTATCAACATTTGACTTTGCCAACTTTAGAGTTACTAGAGGTTATGTACAATTAAAAAACAACGGTATTACTTTAGATAAAATTAAAAAAATTGGTAGTGATACTGTATTAGGTAATAGTGCAGCGTCAAGTGCAAATGTTGCTGAAGTAACATTTGATACAGTAGTTGATGAAGGTAACGGCCTACAACATGATAACTTCAATACAGTAGATATTAATGGCAATCTAGCATCACCAGCTGACTATACAACAGCAGGTATAATGGAACGTACTGCTAACGACAGTTATCGAGTTGCACCATTTACCACATCAGGTGCTAAAAACTCTGTTGTAAAAACTGATACTAACAGTGGTATTACTGCTGACAGTTATAAAATTGGAACAGGTTCTAGTCCAACAGTTCTTACAACTACTACAGATGATGGTTTAAAACTCAGCAATATACAAGGTGGACTTATATTATCAGCAGCAGGTGATATGACTGCTGATGGATTTGGACCCGATGTTAAGATTCCTGGAAACGTTAATATTGGTAAAATGGGAGATCCTAATGAAATTTCTGCTAGTTCTCTAACAGCAAGTACTATGTATGAAATCCTTTCGCTAGGCGACGATGTAGGTCAAACCCCTACCAACTGGAATAATTGTGTTGCAGCAGCTGATCAAAGATCTGCTAATGGCGATTGGAAAGTTGGCGATACATTTATTGCAAACAATACCGGAAACGGAGATGGAACTGTACAAGTAGCAAATAACTTTACTCGCAGCACACTTCAAGAAGCTTCAGAGATTGCAGCAACTAGTCCATTTATTGCTGCTGATTGGATGTATACTTCCTTTATTGAAACTCCGAGAGAAAAGGGACTAGCAAGTACTGGTATTGCACTAGGTAATGGTGCAGCAGGAGGTGGCGAAGGCCAAATTGGATTTGTAGTCGGCGACAGCAGCAACAATACAGTTAAGATACCATTTACTTTTGATAGTACTGGTACATTCCCAGATCTTGATTCTACATATGATATTGGTACAGATGATAATAGATATAAAACTCTTTATGTAGACGACATTGAAATTACAAATGGTTTCCAAGCAGGATCTGCTACAGAAATAACAGACAATGCTGGCAATATTGATACACTATATTATATTGCATCCAAAGGAAGTACTGATTGGGGTGCAAAAACAAGTAACAATCCAACAACAGCAGCAGCAGCGTCTGGAGATTTAATTAGAATTACAGATACTGGTAACAACGGCAGTGGCACACTTGATTCGTATAAAATTATACTTAATGAAGAAACAGGTGATGCATGGTTTGCTAATGATGCACTTGTTGGCGGAGATGTAATTGCTAACAACATTTTAAATAGAGGCGCTGCCGGCACTAATACTGTTGGTACTGCAAGTAAAAAATTCCAAGCAATGTATGCTACTACATTCTATGGTACAGCAACACAAGCACAATATGCTGACTTGGCAGAAAACTATTTAGGTGATGCAGAATATGAATCAGGAACAGTACTAGTATTTGGCGGTGATGCAGAAGTTACTGTAACTAATACAAAAGGCGACCATCGTGTTGCTGGTGTTGTAACAACTAATCCTGCTTATTTAATGAACTCACATTTAGAAGGAGATCACGTTACTGGCATTGCATTACAAGGTCGTGTACCATGTAAAGTAATTGGTAAAGTTTCTAAAGGTGATATGCTTGTAACAAGTGCAATACCAGGATATGCAATGGTAGATAATAATCCAAGCATAGGCAGAGTAATTGGTAAAGCAGTTGGAACAAAAGACGATGACGGAAAAGGCATTGTTGAAGTTGTAGTAGGTAGAGTCTAATGTCTAGTAGTAAAAGAAAACAGGGCAAAAGTTTTGTACACGAAAACGGTAAACGAACTACAGTTATTGCAAACAGGGGTCCTCGTTTGCAAGTAAAGATTAACGGAAATCCTAAAGTAACGGATTCCGATAAATATAAAAAACAGGATTAATTCGAATGGCAAATAGATATCCAATTATAGTAGATACCACAAACGGAAACCAGTTTCGTGAATTACCCGAAGGTGATAATCTTTTATTAACTGGCAGTAGCATTGTAAATGCACTAAACATTAGTGCAATTGGCACAATTGAAGCACAGAGAATTGTAATTCAAAACACCGAATTTACTGGTAGTTACGAAGAACTAAGCGACAAACCAGCTATTCCAAGTACAATTTTAGAACTTGGAATATTAGATGGTTCATCTGGACAAGTTTTAACAACAAACGGCTCTGGAATAATTAGTTTTCAAAACATACCTTTACAAGATCCTGTTGTTGGAGGCGATTTAAGCGGAACAGCAAGCACTGCTCAAATCCGAGCAAACACTGTTGGCGTTAACGAGTTAGATGTTGTAGAAGGACAGTCGGGTCAAGTTCTTGCAACAGACGGCGCCGGTAACCTACAGTTTATAACAATGACAGGAGGCACTGGCGGCGGAGGCGGTGCATCTAATTTCTTAGAATTAAGTGGTACAATTGGTCTTAATCAAATTCAAGATGATTTTATATCTGAAATAAAATTAAAAATTGCAAACAACGGTGTTGAAGGTCAGTACCTAACTATTAATAGTGATGGAGATTTAGAATACAGAGCATTACCAGAAGCAGGTGCAGTAAGTTATAATGACCTAACCGATAAGCCTGTTATACCCACATCATTGTTAGATTTAAGTGTTGCAGATGGCAATGCTGATGATTATCTAGTTACTGATGGTTCTGGAAACTTTAGTTTTGTTGAATTAAACAGTATCAAAGGATTGTCATTTTCAGGTACAACAATATCATCAACTTCAGATAATACAAATGTAACTATAAATGCAAAAGGTACAGGTTATTTAGGTATTTTAGGAACTAATGCAGTTGTTATTCCGTCAGGAACTACAGCAGAAAGAGGAACTATACCTGCAGGCGGTATTAGATTTAATTCAGAATTAAATGCATATGAAGGCTTTGACGGAACATATTGGGGCAGCCTAGGAGGCGTTAAAGATGCCGACCAAGATACTACAATTACCACTGAATCATCTGCTGGTGCAGACGAAGATACACTTACATTTACAACCGGTGGTATTGAAAGTGCAACACTATCAGCGAATCTATTAAACATTGCACAAGGTGTTGATGTTAAAATTAACAGTACACAAAGTGCATTAGACTTTGACACTGGTGCATTAAGTGTTGACGGTGGTGTAAGTATTCGAGGTAACCTTTTAGTTAGCGGATCAATTGACGTAGACCAAACATTTGATACAAGTGCGTTATTACAAGTTCAAACTTTAACAGATACATTAACAAATATTGTTACAGTTACCGCTAACGATATATCTTATTTTAAAGCAAATCAATATGTAAGATTATACAATGCAAGTCCAACAGAGCTTGATGAGGATAATCTTCCTATTCCACCTTTAGATCAAACAACAACAAATCTATCTTTAGCGGTAGCAGCAGTTGGATTTGGAGAGCCAGATGCTGGCGACGAAACACCATTTGATTATCGAATTGCACAAATGGACATAACAACAGGTAAAATTAGTTCAGCAACAATTAGTGCTATTGTTGATCTTCCAAGTGCAGCACTAAGCGGGTTTAACAATAACAACAATGTGCAATTAACATTGAGTAGACAAAGTGCTAACCACGCAATCTGTGTTTACAGAAAAGTTGGTGCAGAAGTACAGCATAAATTAATTTATGTATTAGGTCCAAAAGAACTTCAAGCAAATTTAAGTAACATACAGTGGACTGACTATTATGATTTTGATAGAGTAGATTGGGCTGGCAAAGATTTTACAAATGCATTTACTGAAACTAGTGGAGTAGTACATGTTCCGCTCGTTCCGCCTGCTAATCCTGTAAAAGGTTGGATAGACACACGAATTACTAGCATCGACCTTGATAACAATCAACTTGAACTAGATGATAGTTTTGTATCAAGTTCAGCTTCGACAAGCATTGTTATTGACGATACTATAAATCTTCAAGCATCTATTAATCAAGCTAAATCACAAAATAGAAACAGTGTTGAACTAGAAAATAGAACATACTATGTTAAAGAACTTAATTTACCATCAGATTTTACTTTTTATGGTCAAGGCGATCAAACTCAATTAATTAAAACTCCATGGTCAATGAATACTGCAACAGCAAGTAACTCAGTAATTAGACTAGATGACGACAATTATACCAGTTTTAAAAATGTAAGTCTTAAGAATCTTCGAATTGATGGAAACTTTGTAAACCAATTCCTTGCTTCAGACATTGCAAATCCGTATCTAAACTATGCAGTTCATATGTATGGTCAAGATATATTGATCGAAAATGTTGAAATACAAAATGTAATTGGTGGAGGAGTATACAGCTTTGACCCTTCAATTACACAAGACCTTACACTTTTAAATTGCGAAATAACAAATGGAACACTAACATATGTATATGAGGGATATGGTCCTGTATTCTTTGACGAATGTAGGAATGTTAAAATAGCTCACAATACATTTAGAGGGTTTCCGGGACCAGTTAGTATTGGTGCAGTACAAAAAGGAATTGTAAGTCCTAATGTAGTTGATGACTGTGGTTCGGGTATATTTGCATATGGCGCAAGTAAAATTATTCTTACCCCAAACGTTATACTTGGTGCAGCAGGCGAGTTTATACAAAATCCAGACGTATTAAATTCAGAATACGATCAAGTTAATATTCAAATAGAACAAAATACAGATTACAATAGTACACAATATGTATACCAAGAAAATGGTCAGTTCTTTGATTTTACAGCAAATCAAGGACGTCTTACAATGTTTATAAATGAACTAGTGAAAACTAACAATGTTGAAGAACTTTCAACAGATTATTCAGAGGATATTGTAGGCAATCCATATGCTGAATTTATACAATCAGCAGCCGACATGCAACAGGGTAATTTTGCTTTTAGAATTACGCAAGCAAAAGTAAATGATTTACTTGGTAGAGCAAACTATGCATCACTAAGTGCAGCTAATCCAAATTCACAAGGTTTAGTATACAGAATTGTTGCAACAGAATATGTTTACAATGGTACAGCAAGTATTGTATCAGAAGGTAATCAACAACCAGGAGGGCCGTTTGTTGTAACAGTAAATGACTTGACTGGATTAACTATAGGAACAATTATCAGACTCGAAAATCACGCAACAACTCCACCCAATGCATCACAGGACGGAGAGATAACAGCAATAAATACTACTAACAAGACTGTAAGTATTGATTTTGGTGATACGTTTGGTGATATAACAGATGTAGCAAACGGAACAACAGGAAGAATACTAATACAAAATAATTTTGTAGTCGTCAAAGGGAAAATTAACTAATGTCTAGCTTGAACAATATAAACAATAACACATCAGTAGTAAACGTTGGTCGAACAACACCAGTTACTCCGGGCGCACAACCTGCGGCAAAGAGTATTCCAGTTGTTGTTGCAACAGACCAAACAGCTATTCCTGTTGTAGAACAGAATAAAATACAATCAGAAGTTGCACTTTCGTTACTTGGTATTCCAAGATCAGAAGTTGCATTAGGTATTTTTGCAGATGTTAACACATATGATGTTAACCCAACAGAATGGTCGACAGAGCCGTTAGAGTACTCCGAAGTGTCTAACACACTACCGCAGTATTCAGGAATAGGCGGCAACTTAGGATGGGGAGTTAAGCACTTGCCAGAAGAATCAGGTGCAATGGTAATTGCTCCACCAGACGAAGTTGCAATATTAACATCCAAGCGTTTTTTCCGTTATCAGCCAGGACGTGTTTCCGCAGCAACCTTTGGTATTAAAAGTTCAAGCTACCAAGGCGATGTGTTAGGAAGTGAACAGCGTCCGCAAATACGTAATCCAGGCGTAAACAAATACGGTATTTTTGATAAGTTTGATGGTTACTATTGGGAAACAAGCGACACAGGCGAAGGCGACCAGTTCCGTGTAGTAAGACGTACACAATCTATTATTAGAGTTAATCCATTACCGTTTGGTAATCAAGCAGGTGAACAGTTAGAAGATCATGCACTAGGTGGTAAGCCGCCGGCACAAGAAGCAAGTGATTTTAATCAATATCCAACTGCTACAAAATATCTAAGCGAAAATAGATTTAGTATTATTGAAAAATCTGTTATACAAAATGAAGCAGTTAAGTGTCACAGAGATGTAGGCTATTTCTTAGACGGTGCTACATTTGACGTAACACTAGGAACAAACTATAATGCTACATTCCAAGGTCTAGCAGAAGCGAACTCAAATGAGTATCAAGATGATAATACACTTCCTGCAGAAGTTATTACTGCTATTGCTAATACAAGGTCAGAAGTTAAAGCACTAGATGGTGTAGATACAACAGGTGATGCAGCAGTAGATATCTATTTTGATAGGATAGAAGCAATTTGTGTAGATGGTCCAACTAAAGTAGACTATAGTTCTGCAACACAAACAGAACAAATAAACTTCTTAAAAGGTATTACATATACAAACCCAACTAGTGGTGCAACAGCAGGACAAATTGCAGCTAAAGATGCAATTCTTGCTAACTTAGATTTTTTAACAGAAGAAGTTAACAGTTTCATTGGAAACTACTTTTCATCTCACACAGGACAAATTGAAGCCAAGTGCGAAAGAGATGTATTGTTTGCAGTACAAGCAGTTGCATATGATGTATTATATGGCGGTAACAGTGCTACACATGATGCAGCACGTTTCTTCTTTTACGATGGATTTAGCAAAAGTGATCAAACACTAGCAGTTACAGAACAAACTGTTCTTGCATATAAGCACTTAAAAGGTGTAATCGACGATATTATCTTAGGGCAAGCATACGCTCCGCAAGCACGTTGTACTAGAGATTTAGAATACATACTAGAAGGTGTTGGTTACGATATTACATTAGGTACTAACTATCATGCAACTTTCTTAGGGCTTGCAGAATCTAACAGTTCTGAATATCCTGAAGATAGTAGTGCAGCACTAAGTTCAGCTGATGGCAGTGTTACTGCACCATGGGCTAGAGTTGTTGGAGCAATTAATGACACAGAAACTCAAGTTAAAGCATTAGCAGGTGTAGATGCAACAGCAGATTTAGAAGTTGACACATTCTATGACAATTTAAGAGCAGTTTCAGCAGATCAAAATACTCGTGTTGAATACTATTCAGAAACACAGCAAAAACAAATTGATTTCTTAAAAGCTATTACATTTACAAATCCATCAAGCGGACGTACAGCAAGTCAATTAGCATGTAAAGATAAAATTCAAGCAAACTATGATTTCTTAACAGCAGAAATAAATGCTTGGGTAGAACAACAGTATCCTAACTCAAAACATCCAGTTGCAAAATGTACTCGTGATGTGTTGTTTGTAGCAAACGCAGTTGCACACGATATGTGTTACGGTGGTAACTTTGCTACTGTAGAAGCAACAGAGTTCTTCTTCTACGAAGACTTTGCTCAAACTTCAGATGTGCATAAAAACCAAACAGTTGCAGCATATGAAAGACTAGTAGCAATTATTGGTAATGTTGTTGAAGGAACTGCTATTACACGTTCACCAGGTAATACAGTAACACAGGTTACTTCAGGCACTGATGCAGACATAGCAGACGGGGCAGCGACAGAAGCTCTTGTGCAAATTGTTGTAGATGCAATTGATGCAGAAAACGATACAGGCTTGCCAGCAGTTGTTAATCCAGATACATCATGGGCGGCTGCTTCACTAACAAATGCTAAAACAGCAATTGACACAGATGCAAACACTATTGCAACAAGTGCAAGTGCAACAGCTTATAGTGGTTACACACAAAACAGTCAATCACAAAATACTGCAAATGTAGGTACTATTGCAGAAGCTAAAAAAGCAACAGATTTGATGGCAATTATTTTAGGTGTTATCAAGGAAGGCGATATTATTAAGAGCTTGCCTGGTAACAGAGATGTACCAGATAGAAGTTGGAGAGGTGCCGGTTCATTAACTGACGCAGCAGATGCTATTGATGCAAACAAGCAAACAATATTAGACACAGTTGCTCCAATTGATCTAAGCAGTACAGATGATGTTAAATGTTTACGTGACTTAGAATTTGCACTAGATGCATATATTGCTGACTTGCGTTGGGGCGGTAATGGTCATACAATTACAAATGCTACTACGTATCAAACAGCATTATTATTAGATGCAGAACGTGAAGGCGAAACACACTACTACTTCCGTTATGTGCTAAGAGACGAATTATATAAATTAGGCGAATTAGAAGCTAGAGATAAAGTAGCAGACCTTGCAGCATATATGCTTCAAGCAGTAACTAAAAATGGTACTCCGGGTAGTAAGTATCCTCCAGTACCAGGACCTGATGGAACTACAGGTGCTATCACACAAGCACAGGTTGCAGCAGCAACATATGGTCAAAAACCAAAACTTGATACAATCTTTGGCGTTTATGACAAGTACCTAGGTTATTTAATTGGTGAAAGTTTAGCATACGATGCTACTCAATTTGTAAATGCAGAAAAAGGATTTTCATACGCAGATGCACAAGCATACGAAAATGTTCTTAAATTTAAGTGTTTAAGAGATGTTAAGTATGTTGTTAGAGGTTATGCTAGTGACTTACAATACGGTGGTAATGCAGCCACAGCGTATAATGCTAAAAAATATTACTCAGATGGCGAGCTAAAAGTTTATTCACAAACTGACGGAAATGGTGTTGTTGCAGAAGTTGAAAGACACAAATACTTGTTATGGTTATTAACAGGACAACAACCGGGTGAAGTATTCAGTGGAACACAAACTACGTTTTCACTATCAGGTTATACTGATGTTTGCACATTCTTTGCACTAAGCGATGCACAAAAAGTTAGATTAACAGATCTAGCAACAATTATTATAAACAACTTTAATAACGAATACACAGGTTCTGTAGAATTTGGTTCAGCAGGACAGTTTGGCGATTTAGTTATTTTACGTGATGGATTAATAATGGTTCATGCAGCAGTTTATGATCCTTCATTACTTAAGAAGAAATACAAGGCACCGGCAAAACTTGATGTAGACAACAATGCTATTGCTTATGCAGGCGAACCAGTTATCATAGGTTCTTACGTAAACTATTATGGAGATTGTCCAGACTTAGTAAATGGTAAGACATACTTCGTTGCAAATGTAACTGGACCTAAAGGTACTGTAATACAGTTAAGAGATCCAACAGAAGCAGGATTTAATGAGTTTGACGTTAACCCAGACGATGCTGTAATTGATATAACAGCAACAGGCAACGGGCCACACTACATTGAAACACCTGTTCCGTTTATTGTACCTAACGTATACGAAGATGTTGATCCAGCGTGGACACTAGGACAAAGACGTTATGACGGTATGTTCCCATATATGTACACAGATACAGGAACACTACCTGCAGATGCAAACTCAATTACAGCAGGATTTATTGATACTGCTATTGATACTGCACAAAATGCAGCACAACTAAAAACACAAATTGACGATCTTAACTTTAAATATAAAACATGGGTTAGAGATAACGTAGATCCAACTTACTTTAGCGTATATGAATATAGAGTAGGTAGATCAAGATTTAGTGGTGATGCCCTAGATGGACAAACACGTACAGCAGTTTATTCAGATAATGTACTAGACAAACGTGCAGGTGAAGTATTTAGAAACGGTGATGTAGCAGCAGAGCAAACATCAGTTTGGGACTTTGACTTTAGTAAGGTAACTATGCTTAAAGTTGAATTTAGTTGGTATGGTGCGGTTGGTGCTCTATTCTTAGCATATGTTCCTGTAGACAACGGTGATGCTCGTTGGGTAAGAGTACACCATCTACGTTGTTCAAACCAGTTGAAGATATCTTCGCTAGGTAACGCAACACTTCCAATTACATATCTAGTTTATGGTGGCGGCAGTGAAAACAGATTTGGTATAACAAATAGTTCAAGGCTTGCTAATCCATATGGTACATATTCAGAGTACCTTGTTAAGTATGGTGCTTCATACTATATTGATGGTGGTGACCGTGGTACTGTAAGATTGTTTAATCATAGTTCAGACACACCAACTGATATAAATGGATCAAGATATACACTAGGAGTAGACAGTGCAAATGCTGACGATCCAGTATCACCTTACATACAAGTTACTAACCGTGGACCATTTGATAGTGGAAACAGAGAAGCTCCAGTAGTAAGTACATTTTATATTGGCGCACAAGTTATTACTGGTAACTCGCAAGACCAAAACGTAAAAGTTGTTTGGATTGATGCAACAAACGGTTACTTGTATTTGAACAAACCAATTAGCCAAGTTAGTTCATTAAGTGTTATTGTTGACAGACCAGCACTAGTATACGGTTTAAAAACTAAAGATAATATTGTATCAGGTGACGGTGATGATGTGCGTAACCGTGTACAGGTTTATCCAACACGTTTAAGTGTAGGATCTTCAGGTAATGTTAATGCTAAACTAACATTACTTAAAACACCAATATATCAAAATAATGTACAAACAGTTGGCACACTTAGTGTTGCAGCAGAATCTGATGTAAACGCAAGTTATACTATTCCTGTAGATAACATCACTTATTTAAAAGAAAACGGTGACTTTACTTATGGTTGGTTCTTAGCAAGTCTAAACGGCAGTGAAACATTAATTAATGTATTGGGTAGATTAGAAAAAGAAAGTGATGCATATCATTTTTATCCAACTGAAATTTATAACGGTACACTAGTTCTTGCATCGGGCGCAACTTTCTTAAAAGACGGTGTTTTTGATCCAAATGGAAATGAATTAAATCCAAGCGAAACTACATTTGAAAAAGAACGTTTAAGTTCTGTAGAAGTAGCACTAAGAGCGCAAGCACCTATTCCAGGAACAGGTATTTCTTTAGCAAGTTACTACATTGCACCAGGTGCAGAAGAATTTGACTTAGCAACATATTTTGATTATAATAAGGAGTATATAAGTTATCCACTTACTGACGAGATCGCAACACTTTGGTTAGCAGCATATAGTAACCAAACAGCTACAACTGATACACAGGTTTCGTTAAGTGCGAGCTTTACATGGGAGGAGCAATAATCCATGCCTCAGATTAAGATAGGTCATGATATTATACCCATACCTACAGTTAAAACCCTTGTTCCGCTTTATGATATTGTACAAGGTGTTCCTCTACGTGATAGTAATGGGAATATCCTTGTAACAGAAGAAGAAGGTCCTGTAGAAGCATTATCTAAAGCAGAAAACTCTTTAAGTGTTGTAGTAAACAACGAAGCACCTGATACATCTTTAGGTATACAAGAAATATTTGCTGAAACATCGGAAGTTTCTACAACATTATTAGGTATACCTAGAGGCGAAGTACAGTTAAGTTTATTCTCAGACGTATCAACATATGGTCGTAATCCTGAAGAATGGGAGTTTTATCAATTTAATGGCGTATTTGGACGTCCGGTCGGATGGTATAGACGCAACAATAAAATTTATGGCGACCATTATTATACTCGCCTTGTAGAAAATATTAATGAACAAGCATTAACAATTGAAAGTTTTCCTGTAGCATTTACTGCACCAAATGGTCCAAACTATCCTAACTACAATGTTCAGCGATGGGCAAGGTATACAAAATTTGTAGAACTTGGAAATATTCTGTTCCAAGAATTTACTGGCGTGTATCCTGATTTTGCTAAAAATACTTTTTTAGATCCTGCTCTAGTTTACGAACAAGATGATGAAATTATATACCCTGAAGACGAGCAATACGGATATGACCTAATAGAAGTATGGTGTCAAGCATGGATGGATATGCGTGATAGTTTATTGCTACATCCTGGCACAGGTAAGCCTATTAAATTTCCAAACGGATATGACGCTACAAACACTCGTCCAGGTGCAAGCAGTACTAACAAATATTACGGACAATTAACAAGTAAAAAAGCATACAGATATCAGCCAGGACGTATTTCAGGATTTACATATGGTTTCCGTTGCTCACGTGACGAAGCATCATTAGAAAATATTATAGAATGGGGAATAGGTAATCCTACTGATCAATATGTGTTTCAAATTAGAGGTCCACAATTTAACATTGTTAGACGTAGTACTGTTAGACTTCCAAACGAAGTATTAAATAATATGGGTTTCCAACCTGAAGATCAAGTAGTTGTTCAATCTAGAGAACCGTATAGCGAAGATGAATTTTACGAACTAGTTATTCAAAGAGAGTTCTTTAATGGTGATCCGTTAAATGGTAATGGACGTAGTGGATACTTACTTGATCCAACTAAAGTTACTATGTATAAAATTGAATTTGGTTGGTACGGTGCTATTGGTGCAAAATTTTATGCATATGTTCCTGTAGACAATGGAGATGCACGATGGGTGTTAATACACACATTAACAATCGAAAACCAATTAGGCGAACCATGTTTGCAAGATCCTTATTTTAAATTCTTATATCTACAAGATATTAATGATACTTCAAGTGTTAGAACTCCACAATACTTGTATAAGTATGGTGCTTCGTGTTATATTGACGGTGGTGATAATTCAGCAGGTAAATTTTACACTTATTCTGCAGATAGCAAGCCAGTAAATGCTGCAAGAGATAATAGTATTTTAGGAATATATCCTAAGCAAGTTATTAGAAACCAAGACGGTATTGCAAAGCCAAATAAAAAGAACGTGTACCCTGTAGATTTAAAAGTCGATACAGATCAATTAACACAATTAGAAGTAAGAGAGATCGACGGCTGTCCTGGTTTTGGGCATCATTATAGTCCTAGTTTACATGCAACTCAAAACGGACAAATTAGAAGCATTAATGTTGACGCCTCTGGGCAAAACTTTACTATTAATCCACAAGATCCAATTGCTATAACTAATATTACTAAAGATTCATATGCAACAGTAACTACTGCAACAGCACACGGATACTACGATAAACAAAAGGTTACTATTGAAGATGTTGTTGGTATGACGGAAGTTAATACTTATGAGTATTATGTTTATGTATTCAGTGATACTACATTTGGTCTTTACACAGATGCTAATTTAACTCTTGCGGTTGACAGTAGTTTATATAGTGATTACGTTAGTGGAGGTACTGCCGCAGGGTATCCTATATTAAGAACTATTGATGAAGATGCAAAACTAATAGTTAACGGAGTATTCAGCACATATGCCGATCCAACAGGCGAAGATGGAGGCACTTTTCAAAGAATTGGTTTGGAAGACCTTTACATCAAAGCTCCTGACGTATTACCACAAGAAGTACGTATAGCAGGAGGAGTAGATGGTGTTGTAGAGCTTACTACACTAGATTTAACACAAGTTAGATTTACAAGTTATTATGATGCTGTAGCAGGAGCAACATATCCTATTACAGGAAATGCTTTTGATATTAATTTTTTAAATCCTGTAAGAAGAGAGTCTTTTGGTCATTTTTGTGAATTTATAGTTGGAGTAACAGAAAAGAAACCAGTACTAGTTTCAGAACTAAATCCACAAGGTACACCAGTTGAAAAATTAAAATTTCAACGCAAGGATGGTATAACAAATGATGATCCTGCATTAGGCGATGTACTATATGCAGAGTTTACACAGTCAAGTATATATAGAGACAGAGACGGCTATGAAGAAAATGAAGGCGATTCACCAGCAGGTGTTAGATTAGATATTGATTATAGATTGCCTCGGCCGGCAGGTGCAGATTCTGGAGTTTGTTCTGGCGTAACAATTACTATAGATGACAGGCTTGAATTCCAAGTTAACTATCAAACTGTTAATCCTGTTACACAACAAGAAGATGGACATTATATTATTTGGGAGTCAGAGCCAAGTGAACTATTAGGCGACTTTTTACTAACAGGAGGAGAGTTTGGTATAGGAGATAATTCAAGTGGATTATTCTTTACCGGCGAAATTGACGACTATATTGCAAATGCTCAAAGCCAAGCTATTGCATATTATGCTCCAATAAGCGGCGACCCTCAAAATGCTTCGTTTACCTTAAAACTAAGTCCAATTCGAATTGAAGATAAATCAGTAACTGGCGACGACAGAAAATATGTTTCAAAATCAAAAATCTTTAGTTTCCAACCAAAACCATTGTATGCAACAATATGGATGCGCGACAATGCCCGAGTAAATAATATTACTATTACTGAGTTTATTAATGGAACAACAAGAGCATTTAGCCCAGAGTGGCTTACAAATGACGGCATAGAAATTGTTACAAGCGGAAGTTCTTTAACTAATGTTCCTGCTGCAAACTATCTTGAAAAAGAAAGATTAGCAAGTACAAGTGTTGATGTACAAAATGTTCAACCTTTAAGACCAGGTATACTAAAAGATACCCTTTATGTTGCACCGAATAAAAGTAACTCATTTAAACTAGATAGTGTTTATGGCCCAGATAGAACAACCATATCGCCGGGAGTGTTAAATACAACAGCAACTTTCGTAACAGCAAGAAGTTTAGAAAACAATGACGAAAATCTTGTAAGCGTAAGTATTACAACTAAGGAAGCATAAACAAATGGCAATTGAAGGCGAATTAAAGTTTGGACTTAATGTAAACCGAAACCTAGCAGATATTGTTAACAATACGCAAGCTCTAGCAAACATAGGCGTGGACATAAAAGACTTAGATGTTATTCGTGGTGCAGCAGGCGACTTAGGCATTACAGCAGACGATGTTAGAGCTCTTAGTGGCCTTAATGTTCCAGTACAAACATATCTAACTAAACTTTATACTGATACACAACAATATGCAAGTATTATTGATCAAACAGCAGGAACAACAGAGCCTTTAAAAGGCAACCTAACTATTAATGGACAGCTAGGTGCTGCAAGTATTAAGTATCAATATATTGATAAAGCAGACGATATAACACTAAAATATGCAGATATTTCAACAAGTCGTATATCTAGTTGGAGTTCTCCAGACAGTCCAAACTCTACAGAAATAAGTCCTATTTTTTATGGTGGTGCTGTAGAAGTTGATGGGCCTGTAAAAACACCTGAAATTGAATTATTAGATCCTCCAATCGAAGTTCGTTTTAGGGATTCCGAAGTTCCGACACACAAAATAGAAATAGAACTAAACGGTAGTACTTTATATTTTTATGCTATGAAAGGTATTCCTTTGGTGTTTAAAGGTTTCTTTAGAAATCTTGATAGTGATCTAAGATTAGTTAATAGAGGTGCAGTAAGTTGGAGAATTGTCAACAATACTGCTGAATACTTAACTAGAGAATATGAAAACGTTGGTGGATCTGATACTACTCGAAGTTTTTTAAGATATAGAGACACTAGAGCTGCAAGTAAAAATATCGAAATATATCATAATCCAAACAATATTCGAACACTTCCGTTATATGCAGTTGGTATTGAAGAACTACCATTGGCTTCTTTGGAAAGTTTACAGTACATATACATATATAGAAACTTAATTAAAACAATGCCAGACTTTACTGTTTTTGCACCAAATCTACTATTGTTAGATATACGTGAAAATAATATGGAGTTAAGTGGTGATCCAAATCTTAGATCTTTTAACCAAGCAGTTGTTGATAGAATACCAAAAACTGTAACTGAAATACGTTTTGGAAACACATACAATGGTTCTATCACAGGGAACTTTAAACCAGATACAATTACAGACGGAAATCTTGTAATTGGAAGACAGTATACAATATTGACATTAGGCGACGGTCAAGGTGGAGCAGTTTCAAACTTTGCAACAGTGGGTGCTGGAACAAATGCTTTCTACCAAACATTTACCGCAACAGGTACTGATGCAGGTGGAACAGGAACTGTCGCAGATTTAACAACAGGATTACCTAAACTAGTTACTCTTAATTTAAACAGTCACAGTAGAGGCGGAGCAAGAAACTTTTTTGGTAGAGATAGTGCAGACCCAGATGGATTTTTACCCGAAGTACATATAACTTGTAGAAATTATTATGCATATCGTAATCAATTTGATAATATACCAGATAGTGTAATGTCATTACCAGATCTAAGAGTGCTTAATTTATATGCTAATAGTATAACTGAACCTAATTTTAGAATTGATAGTAACAATATTGATTACATTAATATTGGAAATAATCAGGGTATTAACAATCCAAATCTAACAGGAAAAACTGCATTAAGAAACTTTTATAATCATTATCAACGAGGCGGCAGTATCACAGATGACGGACTATTATATACTCCAGCAGGAGATTATAAGTTTTTAAACTGTAGTTCTTTACAAAGAATTTATTGCTACAGTAATAGATATTACGGACCAATTGGTAAATTCCAAGGTAATAATGTACTGTATCAGTTTGAATCAAGATACAGTAGAATATCGGGTGGTAAAATGATTGATGCTATTGATATGGAAGATGGCATAGAATATCAAATTTGGTATAACCCTGATGTAACAACAAATAATATTGTTCTTGACGAATACTATCAAATTGTAGACAGTAGTGATTTTGACTTTACTACATTAGGTGCTGCTAATAATACTGTCGGAACAGTATTTCAGGCTACTTCTACTACTGCTACAAACGCAACAAATGCTAGAGTTAGAGTGGACTTTACACAAGTTGGAGCAGGTGCAAGTACAAAGTATACAGTGTTTACAGCAGACTTATCAACAAATTCTATAAACTATACTAATATTAGAGTAGTAGATAGAGAATATGTATTACATGAAGATTTATTTGATGATTGTTTTACAACTATGCAGTATTTTAGAATAAGCAGTAGTAGCTTATTTAATGCACCACTTCATCCAGACTTATTTGCAAAATCATCTAATATGCGTGGATTAGAAATACGTAGTTTTAATAGAGGTATAACAGGTAATATACCAAGTTTTGCATCGATGCAACGTTTAAGATATGTTGTATTTTTGCAAAATAAATTTACAGGACCAGTACCAAGTTTATTTAATAATCCAAGTGTTTACTATGTACACCTATATCAAAACTTGTTATCAGGCGCTGTTCCTGTTATTGAAAGTTTAGGATTAAGATATCTGTACCTACATAGAAATCAGCTAACTGAGTTTAACGGTCTTGCAACACCTAATATCTTAAGACTATTCCTTAGTTACAACCAAATTGCAGGTAATGTTCCTTCAATGAGTAATTTAGAATTGTGTTATGACTTATATCTAAACAATAACTTGTTTAGTGGCTATACAGTAGGTGCTATTGTTGGTATGAGATCATTAAGAAGATTTGATTTAAGTAATAACCCAACACTTACAGGTCAAGCAGTAAATGATATTATTGCCGATTGTGTTGCAAACTATGAAGCAAATCCACGTAGTGGTGTAAGTGTAAACTTAGCAAACACTGCAACAATAACAGGCGAAGCAGTAGAACAACTAGAGTTCTTAAGAGCTGCTGGTTGGAATATGAGGAACTAATATGGCAGGTGCATTACAAGGATTTGTTAAATCCGGAAACTTAATTGAGAACACACAAGATAGAACAGCACTTAATAACTTAGGTACTGCTCCAATTGCTGATGACATTTCTCTTTTTATTAACAATAATTCTAACACGTCAGAATTAACTATATTTGCAGGCGAATATGATAGAATTAGTGGTCTTGTTACTATTGTTAATAATACAGCAGAACTATCAAGATTAAGAAGCGCAGTATTTACAAACGGTGATCCTATTTCAATTGAATACTTGGACGGCACTGTTATTAAAGAAGCAGGATTTGTAAGAGACAGTGATGGCGAAACTACATTTGGTTTTGCAAATAATGTTCAATTAGATGACGAATTTACTTTTAGACCCGATGGCGACTTTAAAGTTATACGTTCTGATAAAGTTGTATTAGACAATCTTACATACTTAGGTGTTGAACAAGATACTGCAAGTTTTAGTTCAGGACTATCTGCAGGTGACGGCGACGATAATAGCAACACATTTGGAGTAATTGATGATTTAGACTATGCAGAAGCGTTTCAAGAAATTTACCAATATCTTGATGTTGCAAAATATCAAGCACGAAAGAAATTTGTAAACGACGAAGATGTTGCTACAGATGATAACTTTGAATTAGAAGGCGTGTTTACTATTAGAGATCCTGGTAATACT